TTTGACGTAAATCTATAGCGTCATCTAAATCAATATTACCTGCCTGTAAAGCAACTTGAATATTAGCCTCTAATTTAGCTTGTTCTTCTTCATCTGGTTCTAGTTCTAAGAATATACCAAAATCATGTAAGTTTAAATCAATTAAATTCTCTAAAGTTTTAACATTAAATGTAGATATAGAGTTTTGTAAAGAATTAGCTGTTAAAGGAAAGCTTAAAGCGTCTGCTATTTTTAATGAAATATTCTCTGCTATTCTTAATGTTATATATAATCCAGATTGATTTATATGTCTTGTAGCTGTATTTGAAGCATTAGCTGCTAGTTTTTGTAATCCAACCAATGTATTTCTATCAGGCAAGCTACCATCTCTAGCTTCATTAAGTCCGGTTACGTCGCGTATCATTTGTAAATAATATTGATACGTAGTAATTAAACTTTGTATTTTAGCGCCTCCACTACTACTTTGTAGTTCTTGAATTGGCACTTTACCTCTATTTAAATCACCATCTTGTGTCAATGATCTACCAACAATAGAACCTGTTTGAAAATACATGTTTAATGCTTCAGCTGGATTATAATTAGTGCCATTACCAAGATCAACTTCAGCAAGTCCGTCCATATCTAAATACACGCCATCTGGTACCATGCGAGATAACACTTGTTGTAGTTTTAAATGTGTTAATTGTATCATGTCTGCAAAGCCTACACACTTGCTTACTAAAGACTCTATTCTACCTTTATACATACGCGGCGCGCATATAGAATAATTCATTTCAACTTTTGTAGTATCAGCATATGGCCTTGACATATTTTCAGCAAGTTCCCACTTTAACATAGTGTCAGTTCCTAAAACTTTAGCACCGCTATATAATACTTCAATAGATCTAGATACTCTTTCAAACATATCGCTTTCTGGCGGATTAAAAGTGTCTGGCTTTTCAATAGCCTTCATTAATCCTTGATCTGTTTGTTTTATTTTAAACACTTGATCGTTATATGTTTTATAATCAAAATATAAAACTTGTACAGTATTTTCATCATAACCTCCCCAACCAGTAATATACTGCCTGTTGCCAGGCATTTTTTGTATACGCTCTAACTCTTTATTAGAAATATTAGGAAATTCTTTTTTAAGTTCAGGTATTGTTATTGATTTTATTTCGCCAACATAATATATGTCTTCAAAATTAGGATCTTCAGTATATGAGTAAACCATGTAAGCGGGATCTACGTAATCAACTGTTATACCATTTGCGGTGTTAAAATTAGTTTTACAAGCTGCAATACCAATTGTAACTAAATCCATATTTATTCTACGTCTAGTTAAATTGTATTTGTTTTTAGCCATAATTGTAGATATAGCTTCTTCTTCAGCTATTTCAATTGACTGCTTGTATTTTAATTGCATGTGAAGCTCTAGCTCTTCTTCTGATTCTGGTATTAAATATGTATTAGAAGTTTGATATAAATCAATACCTAAAACCTGCTTTATATTTTCTATATATTCTTTAGAAATCATATCTTCATATATTTTAGAAGCATATGAAGTTCTTTTCTTTATTGAATTAGGATCTTGTGCGTAAGCTTTAATTTCATAAGCCTTTTGTGATATACCATTTACAACTATGTCTACAAACTTAGATAAAATAGGCACTGGTTTCCAGTCTAAATTTAAATAAGATAAATCACCGTTAATTGACAATTCATCTTTATATTTTTGTATAGACTGCTCTCCTCTGGCATATAAACGCAACTCGTGGAAATTGTTCCAGTTTGTTAAATACCTATTACCGTTAGTTCTACCAGATCTAAACCACTCGTACTCAATAGCCATTGCTACTTGACTACCGTATTCTAAACTACTTTTCTCAGCATTACTTACTACTTGACTTGGAAAAGCGCTATTTGAGTTAGTGTATATATTCATTAACTTATTATTTTTGATGTAGTTCCTCTATTGTCGTATCTTTTTATACCAAGATCAACAGGCTCTAGTTTAATTTTGTTTACAGGCGAATATCTATGTTTATTACAAGCCATTAAAGCTAGTCCAGAACTAATAGAAGCATCGTGCTTTGTTCTATTATTAATATTAAATTTAGCCCAATCTTCTAGTGTTTTTTGAAAATACATATCTCCGTATCCAGTTTCTTTTAAACCTACAAATGTTTCTATATATGTTTCTATAGCTGAAGCATGCGCTTGTTTAATATCTTCACTAGAGTTTGGTATTCCACCTAATTCTCTTTCAGTTATAGATAATTTATTATATTTTCTATCTGGCCTATTCATAGAAAAACCTCTATAACCACGTTTTTTTAAATAATATAAAAGCCTAGGTTTGTTGTTTTCAATTAATATTGGCATACCATAAAAAACGCAAGCCATTAAAACATCTTCAAAAAATATTTCAGCTGTTTGTGGTCTAGCTATATATTCTAGAAAAAAATGATTAGGAGGCACATCTTCCATACAAAACTTTGTTAAGCCGTGTAAAGATCCTTTTGAACCTCTTTTATCTACAGTTCCTGATATATCATATGGATCACATCCAAAAGCACCCATAAAATCATTACCTGGATAATATGTGTTATTTTTTTTATATCTTTTATTTTGTATATGAGACGGCGGCACCCAACTTATTTTAAATCTACCGTTTTTATTTGGAACAAATATAACGTTTGTGTCTTTTTCTGCGTTTTGCCACTGAAAACTACCTTGAGTAATATTTATAGAATTACGCATGTCTTCGTTAAAATCTATTTGTTCGTAAATTTTAGTTAAATTAAACAAAGATTCTTTTGATTCGTCTCTAAACGCGTGCTTCTCTGTTCTAGGAAATTGTCTATAAAACTCATTTAAAGCGTCTTGATCTTGCTTCAATCCAGCAACTTCGTTATCCCAATATTCTATTACACCTAAATCTATAATTTCACCTTGTGGTCCTTTAACAGGTTCGTCTGGTGTTTGGAAGACAGGTATGCCATAAGAATCAATATATCCTTCGTAATTCCATTCCATAGGTATGAACAAGCTATATAATCCAGAGCGAGTTTGTCCATTCGCGTTTCGTTGTGTAACATCTGAGTCATTATATAGTTTTTTAAAGTTGTCGCCGCCTTTGTCTAATGAGTTACTAGTTGAACCCATCATACATTTACCTATAATTCTACTACCTAATCGTAAGCAGGTTTTCGTGACCCTCCAGTTGTTGAGGATGTTCGTCGGACGCTCCCACTTGCCGCTTTCATCGTGGACGAGGAGTTTGAGCTTTTCACCGTCATACGAGTTGTCGCCCGTGTTTTTCCAGTCGATCGTGGTGTCGAGCCCATCGATCTCTTGTAATTGTGCGTTTGTTTCAAGTTTCTTACGCGTGTATTTTGTTGCGGGTACTCTATACGCAAGCTCTGTCTTTGGCCTGTCCATTCCGTCTTGAATTGGTTTGAAAAAGAAGGGGTAGTTAACTGATATCGGTACCACCTTGTCTGTAAACATCTTCTTTGCATCAGGACCAGATTTTGATAATATTCCAAACCTAGAATCGCTTGATATGGTTGCCATATTAACACACTCCCCGGACGCCATAAAGGAAAACCCAGAACGTCTGTTCTTAAGATAGCACATCCCATATGATCTATGGTCGGCCTTGCAAGCTTCCCAGAATATGTAGAATAATCTGTTTGATTCCCTAAAATCTGGTTGCCCAACATCAATCTTGGACCACTGCAAGTACATATAGTGAGTACCAGTAAGGTAAGTAGCCACATCCTTATTATAGAACCAAAAGCCTTCTTCCCTGCGGACGAACTCATTATCGATGTAATCATACCATTTTTCTTTGAAGTCTAACGGGTATTGTTCCCAGTCAAAAACAGACTTTATTTTTTTTAATACTTTTGGATATTCAGTGTGTTCCCAAGTATTTGTTTCAAACTTGTGTATTTTGTTTTCTACAGGTAAGGCTATTTTTAGGTTTTGTATTTCATATATTTCGCCTATTTTGCCTGTCTTACTTATAACAATAATATCGTGTTCTTTATTATACCCATATTCCCATTTACTATACCTATTCATTCGTTTAAGAATTTTAGGTTTAATATGGTCTTTTAAAACTTTATATAAACTTTGCTCGTACATTACTTAGATCTACCTTCTGCAAAACCTTTAAAAGCTCTTTCTTCTTTAACTTCTTTTGGTTTTTCGTTTAATAAGTTTTCTTCTTCTTCGATGCGGCTAAGTATTTCAAAAGCATCAAATATAGCAAGCTTTTTTGTAGCCGCAGCATTTTTAAGTCTATCAGCTGATATATCATCGTCTGAATCAACAATAGCTTCTTTAGCTACTTTGATTAATTCCTCTACTGCTTTCTGCCCAGCTTGGATTATATTCTTCTTCGTCTCCTTGGTATTCATACTTAATTACAATATCATTTGATTTCATACAATAAAGTCGTTTATTATCGACTAAAAACTCCCATTCGCTGTTAGGAGTAAATCCTACAAGATCACCTGGGTTGATATTAAGCTGTTCTAATGAACTATTACCATATTTTAATATACCAATAAGGCTTGCTTCTTTATCAAGCGTTAGATCTTGTTTGCTTTTTATAGGTGTTACAAAGCATCTATTATTTATAGTCTTCCAATTGTTTTTGTTTTTATATAAATAAATTTGGTCAATTGCGCAGAAATAATAATCTTCTTTAAAATAAGATCTGCTTTTTTTCTTTTCACCCCTCATATCATAAAACGTTCTAAATACGTTTTGATGTATGATTATTAAAGCACCTTTCTTAATAGGCGTAGAAAAAGCTGCTGGTGTTTCAATAACTTTAGCAACTCTATTAACAAACTTCCAGTTTTCTATTTTAGTATTTACAACTAATTTTTTATCACCTACATTAACAGTATTACTGTATTTATCGCCAACTGGTTCAACGATAAAATCATAAAGACTTTTCATTAATATTCTAAATCATACTCAACAGAAATAGCCATGTTAGAATTAAATTTTTTCCATGGCAATACTTCGTTGTTTTTCTTTATATGTATATTATAAGAATTATCTAAGTCATTAAAAAGTATATGAGAAATTTCATGACCACCGTATACTAATTGACCAATAGAGTAATGCATAGCGTCATTTTTATAATCAGATCCAATACTGATTTTTCTAATGTTATTCTGCATTTTCTTGTTCTATTTGAGTGTACTCGCCTGTAACAAGATCAATGTTTATGCTTCCATATTTTTCTTCAAGCTTTTCTTTAGTTTTAGAAAGCTTTTCATTAATTTCAGCAACTCTATGTAACAAAGAGTGTTTTTGAGTTTCTAATACACCTACGTTATTAATAACGTTGTCTAATTCTTGTTTAGTAGATTTTACTTCTTCTAATTCTTTTTTTGTAATTTTTTTAGCTTTTGCCATAATTTAATTTAATTTAATTTAATTTATAATTGTATAGTTTATCTATACTTTATTTTCCTGCTACCAAGTCTGTTGCCGTTGTAGCGTTAGACAAAACATAATCTACAACTACTGGAAACCACTCTCCTTCAGGTACGTTTTTAAATGTAATTGCCTGAGCAGCGCCTGGTAATCCTGATCCACTTGAGCCTGTTGCTCCAGCTGGTATAACTTGAAGATCTGCACTAGAACTTGTACCTACATATATTATTGATCCATTTAAAGAATCAGCAGCTGTTAAAGCGTTTAGTGCTACAGGTGTTACAGTTTTAATATCGTTTGTTATAAAATCAGGTTGATTTGCGTATTGTCCCATTTTTTTATTTATTACTTATTGATTTAAATTTTTCTGCACCGCGCGAACCAAAATAAGCTACATACACGGTTGTTGTTAATGTCTTTAATAGATTTATCCATTCTTGTTCTACTGTAAAATCTATATAACCATGACTATCCACCCAGATAAAAGCTATAGTCATTATAGTTAAAAATATCAAACTCATAGGCCTAGTATTTTTACTAAGCCAAGAATCTGATGTCATGTCGCTAGCCCAGCGATTTGATATTTCCTGGGCTTCAGCTATATCTTGTTCTAATAGTTTTAAAGCCATTTCTTTGTCAGGTGGAGGTAAAGTGTCATCTCTATCGATTAAGTTCTTTACAACACCCAACAAACCTTTGTCTGGTAAAACTTCTGCTAGTGAATCTAATACTCCAGATTTTCCTAGCAGAAATTGACCGACTTTGGTATTTTTAAATTTTTTTTTAGGCATTTAATTTCTATATAATCTTATTAATCCGTCAAAGTCTCCAAAAAATTGACAGTATAATTCGTCTTTTAAAAAATAATATTTTATAATTACTTCGTATCCATTTCTTGGATTATATAGTTTTGTAGTAAATTCATTGTCACTTTGACTTAATATTTCTTCTTTCATAAAGTGATCGTCTTCAAAACTATAATCAAATACTTTTAGTATAGCGTATTCGCTAGCAATTATTGTTGTTTTGTAACTAGAAGTTTTACTTTTCCAAGTACCTTCAAATTGTTTTTGAGCTGTAGCAGTTAATGCTGCTGAAATAAATAATAGTGTTGTTAAAAAATTTTTCATAATATTAGATTTAATTTAATTGTATACTAATATTATTACATGGTTTTAACAGTTTTTATGAACCGGATCTTTCATCAAACATAGGGTTTATTTCAAATTGACCTATTCTATTTTCTGCTTCTTTAGCTTTTGATCTAAAATAATCTTTATAATACTCTGCAGCGTCTTGGGCGTCTACTGCTTTTTTTCTAGCTTCATTGTAATTATCAATCATTTTTGCTGAAACATATCTAGGATCATCAGTTATGTATTCACCTGTTCTTGGATCTATAGGTGGTCGTTGACCAAGTAATCCAACATTTTGAAATTGTTTTTGAGCATCATATATTGCATTACTCATAGCTTGCTCAGTATCTGCACTTGTGTTACCTTGTGAACTTAACATCATTGCATTTTGCAAGTTATCTTGTATTTCAGAAACTTTTTTAGCAGACTCTTCTAAGCTTTTTAAGTATTCTGGATTACCAGAAACACCTCTTCTAGCTCTAGCCTGTTGTTTTCTATCTATATCTTCTTTTATGCTGCTTCTATTAGGTCTAGGCGCATAATCTTTGTTAATGTTTTCAACTCTAGGATTTATTAAATATCTAGAACTTAGATAAGGGTATTTTCTTTCGTCTCCTGTTTTACTGAACGATCGTTCGATAAAGTTTTGATTATCGCCTTCTATCAAAGATTTTTTAAAAGCATCAATACCTCTTGGTCTAAACTCGTTTTTTAAATCTTCTTCAGTAAGTTTGTTTTGAATTCTTTTAAATGCGTATTTATCAAAATGATCTTTTTTATGTGGCATAATTATGCGTTTTTATAAGCTTCATCTTCCCATGGTAACTTGGCGTTGCCTTCGTCCATTTTAGCTCGTGAATATTTTTTGCCTTTCCAGTATACATAATCATTGTCATAATCTAAGTCACCACGTTTCATTTGATCTATATGAACCATTTCGTGATTTACAACATCTTTTATTTTAGAAGGACAAACATTTTTATTTATAATAATTGTTCCATTATTATTAGCTTTACCCATAACATCATCTTCCATATCTACATGATATATTGGAGTATTATCAATTTTATATGGAGGATTATTTAATTTAAAAGCCATATTAGTTTTTATACGGAAACATTTTATTTAATGCTCCTTTTCTGGCTTCACAACCGCAAGGGATGTTTAGTCCCTTGCTCATTGTGTCAACCATTTTCTTAATGCCTGTAGCTTTAGTAAATTTTTCTATAGAATCTCCTAAACCTGTGGACTTCATAATTATGCGATAGCCATTGCTGTTACTTTCACAGTTGAAGATGGTATAACGATAGCCATAACTCCTCCTGGATTAGCTGTTAAAGCAGACTGTAAATCCTTGGTCCAGTCTGAAGCAGCTGCGGCAACAGTTAATAATATACTTTTACCAATACTATTGTAAAGAGTAACTGAATTATTATTAGCTGTAGTTCCATTTGCAATACCCATGTGAACAGACACAATGTCTCCTAGTAAAATATCAGCTACACCAGCATTGTTTGCAATGTTGATATTTTCTTTTCTAATTTTAATGTACTTTGCCATTTTGTTTAATGTTTAATGTTAATGTTAATGTTAATGTTTGGCTAGGTTTATACAGTCCTAATCTGTTTATTTTACATGCAGTGCTTTCCTGCTGGTGAACCCTTTTTTGGAACGTTGGGTCCTGTAGGAAGTTTTTTCTTTTGTTTACCGCGTCTAGGAGAATCAAATTCTGTAACTATAGTACCATCTTCAGCATGCCAATGAGTTCCTTTTGAAGGATCTCCATCGTGCTTAGCTGGTGATCCTTCATGCCCCATTTCAGCTGGACTGTGCCCCATTTCCATAGGTCCTTTCATCATCATTGCAGATTTTGAATGTTTTGACATCCAAGAAGTAGCTCTGTTATCTATAGGCATATCTTGCATTAAATTTTTTCTTTCTTGTTTTACTGACTCTCCCTTTCTCATACCATAATGATGGTTTTGCATTGGGCTATGTCCCATTTCAGCTGGTGAGTGACCCATTTGAGGTCCTCCTTTTTTTTCTCCGTAAGGCATAATATTTGTTTTTATTTGTGATCTATGTTGTTTTTTCTAGTAAATTCATCATGTAAACGCATTGCAGATCCGTGATGTTTTTTGTCGTATTTCATATCGCCTGCTAGTTTAGAAATATGTTTTTCATCAGCAGTCATTTTCTCGTCGCTATGACCGTGGTGATCGTCATATATAATATCACGCTTTAAATAATCGATATGAGCAGCATCGTCTTTTTCAGACGCTTTATAATTTTCTTTTGTTACGTGTGTATGCGCATGATCCATAGACCATTTAGCGTTTCCTGTGTATTTTCCGTAATGTCCTTTATGTAGTTTCATATTTAATTATTTTATTGGATATATTTTCGCTTGTGTAACAAATTGAGTTTTTTCAGCCATACTAAGATCTTCCCAATTTTTATCAGCAGTTGTTTTATTTTCGTTATAAATTTTTTGTCCTTCATTAAGCCTTAATCTAAAATCTACTTCTGAAGGATTTTTTACATTATACATTTCTTCATACTGCTTAAGTTTTTTAGTCATATCAGAATCGGCTTTTTCTTGAGCTTTTTTCTTTCTAATTTCTAATTCACCTGTTTTTTTGTCAAACTTAGTTCTTTTTGGATTTAAATCTGAAATAACTTCACCTGTTTTTTCGTTTATAATTCTACCATCAGCACCTTTTTTATCAGCTCTTTTATTTCTTCTTTCTATTCTTCTTTCAAGACGATCAGCTTGAATCTGTGGATCAGCTGCGCCCTCTATAGCTTTAGCAGTTCCTTCAGATATATCATCAAACATACGCTGCAGTGATTCTCTTGTAGAAACATAGCCTGTAGCTACTTCTACGTTTAACGGAGATTTTTTAAAAAAAGAAGAAGAAAATTTTGAACTCATTACTTATAAACTTTAGCTCTTGAAGTAATTGGCACGCCTGGTGCACATTTACATGGAAATTTAGAAACTTGCATACCTGTTATACCTGAACTAGATCCTACACCCATTGGGAAACCTTCTTTACTTAAAGGCCCGTCCCATATAGCGTTTTCACCTATTTGCCCTGACAACTTAGGGTTTTTGCGTATTTTATCAATATCGTGATTCATGTTTTTGTTTTTATTTTTATTAAATAATTTTAATAACCTAAAGCTTTTCTCATTGCATCATTTGTTTTTGATGCAACAGCTTCTTGAGC